AAGCAACACCAAACAGAGATGCAGAGAAGATAACCACTGAGGACGCTCTCGATATTGCTAGATTAGCGAGTCTTAGAATGTGGAATTCTTACAATGACTTGGAAAGAATGAATAGAGAGAACGAGGTTCAGAAGCATGGATAACTTCAATTATGACTATCGCAAGATGTTGTGGCAAACCAAGAATTATAAGATACTTGCGATTGATTATTGGTACTCTTTTTTAGATGTAATATCGATAAAATGTCTAAGAACTTGTTGATACCGCTTTATCTATGTTATACAATGCTTATTCTAGCGGTAAACAATTCTTCAGACATCTATTCTGGAGACTGAAGTGGAAACTTTACCCAGAAACAGAACCTACAGGAGGAAACAATATGGATGAATATGCAAGCACGAAAGCACAGACAAGAGAAGAAAAGATTGCGATGTTTGAAGCAACAACAGACAAGGTGATTGTTGAAGATATGATTTATACTACATTACCTGCAGGTGGTATTCAATCAAAAGAAGAAATTATGGGGGTTTACAATCAGTTGTTGGATAGATATAATGAAAAGATTGTTGCAGTTAATACCCCTCTTGTGCTTCTTGACGGCGAAGCGTGTGGTAGTCCAATCGTATTGACAATGAAGTCCAGACGTTTTGAAAAAGTTCAAGACCTTTTCGATATGATTGAAACGATGCCAAGAATCTGGATATACACTATCATGTTGAAGAAGTGTATTGTTGTTGAACCAGGAACAATCAACCTAATCATTCAAGATATAAACTTCATTCGCTACGGTGAACTCGCAGATTTGGTAGAGACAGAAGAACCAACAGACAATGGTGTGCGAATTCTATATGCTCCCCAGCATGATTTGAAAACTACAAGAATTATAGTCTGTCTAGGCGATAAGATGATTGAACGATACGCATTGAACAAAGAAAGATGTAAAGTTGCATTCGAAATGGAAAAGGAGATTCTTTCTCCTGACTTCGTGGAGAAGGACAATGAATAATATCGAACCCATAAAGAACGTCTGGTTCTTCATCAGTGAAGCAGAAGAACTATATGGGCCGTTTGCGAATAAGAAAGACACAAAAGAAGCTCTTGGTATCTACTGTGATACATACCTTGATAGCAAAACCCCTACTCTAGCTCAGATTGCTCGTTTCGAAAAGCTACTCTTGCGATGCGGAACATGTGCTAACGGTAACGATGGTACATGCTGTGATTGTGCGGGTGATAATTTCGGTCATACGACAGAGATTGGTTCAGCTTCGAAGGCTTGTGAAAATTACAAGGAGAGATAATGTTGAAATCGTTTGAGCTTCTTATTGAAGAACCAAAAGAACATACATGCGATGATTGTGAGAAGTACCGTAAGGAAACGTGTAAGGTACTGAAGAACGAATGTTAATCCCATAGATTCAATAATAGAATATGGAGAAGTTCGAGTAGAGGAAAAGAATGAAAATAATCTTCAAGAAACTATGGATACGCAACTTCCTCAGCTATGGTAACGGGATAACAGAACTCGACCTGAACAAGGACGCATTCACTCTCATTCTCGGCGAGAATGGTTCTGGTAAATCATCTATCATTGTTGATGCCCTCCATTTCGCTCTATTTGGTAAGATAATCCGTAAAGGTGTCAAGCTCGAACAGGTTATCAACAACGTGAACAAATCCAATTGTTGGGTTAAACTGGAGATGATGGTCAATGGGACACAAATCATTATCGAACGTGGTTTAGCTCCTGACATCTTGAAACTGTTCAAGAATGGGGCCCAGGAGAACGAGAGAAGCGCCAAAAAGCTCATCCAGCAAGAAATTGAGGCTATCTTACAGTTCGACCAGAATACGTTCAAATCCCTGTCTGTGTTGAGTCTGAACAACAATAAGGCTTTCGTTGACCTTACTCCAGAAGAAACCCGCAATGTAATTGAATCCCTTCTAGGTCTTCAAGTCTACAGTCTCATGCTCGAAGAAACCAAGAAGCTCCTGAAGGAACTCAAGACAAAGGTTGAATCCCTCACCAAGGATTATACTCTTTATAAGGAACTCGTAGCTGAGAACGCTCGAAACAAAGCTAATGCTGAACAGCAGAAAGCGGAATTCGAGAGGAACAAGGCTGCAAAGATTGAGCGTATCAAAGGGCAGATAAACCAGTTGAGGGGTCATACTCTTTGCATTCATGGTGAAGCTCTTGCAAAGATTCAACATCTTGCCCCTACAATCCCAGTATACGACACTTCTAATCTCATCGTAGATATAGCTTCATGTAAGCAGGGAATCGAGGATTATCAAAGCGCACTCTTGATGAAAACAAATGATAATTCCATGTTTAGAACCAAGATAGCGTCCGCGAATAAAGAGATTGAAAAGCTGAAGAAGCAGATTACTTTCCTCAACGATACGGACGTTTGCCCGATATGTGCAAGCAAACTGACTTCAACTCATCGAAAGAAAGAACTGTGCAGACTTCAAGCAGAGATAGACAAGCAACTTGAGGATATAGCTTTCAACACAACTGAACTCAATACTACTGAGAGAGCATCCGCTGAAATCGTAAACAGACAGAAAGAATTCAGAGCTACCTTAATCAAATGGGAAAGACAACTTGTTGAAATAACAGAAGAAATCGCATCAGCAAAAGAAGTGTATAGAGTTTGGGAAAAGGAATGTGAACGTCACAGAGCAACAATAACTGAATCAAATAATTTCATCATACTCTATGAAACTCAATTGAGAGAAGCAGAAGCAGAACAGATGGTCGCTATTAAGCTGAATGAAGAGAAGATTCAGGATTATGCTATCAAGTATGAGACTATCAGTTTGGAGCTCACCAATTGTCTTGACCAGATGAAGTATTATGAACTGATTAAGAAGTTGCTTTCTGATTCTGGTATCAAGTCAAATGTTATCAGCAGAGACATTCCGTTTATAAATACGTCTATCAATGCGTATCTGAAAGCATTCGAGAGAAACTATCAAGTCGAATTCGATTCTGAATTCAACATAAATATCAAAGGTTACTCAAAGACAGGGTTGAGCTATTACAACCTATCTGAAGGCGAGAAGAAGCGTATCGACCTTGCTATTCTCTTATCGTTTATCGATTTGAGTAAGAAGAAAAATTCTGTAGATTTGAATATTCTCGTACTAGATGAGATTTTAGATACAAGTTTGGATTTTTCTGGAAAATCTCATATAATCAATATGTTACAGAATAAAATAAATACAGGTATGATACAAAATGTGTTTATAATATCACATGATGTCAATTTGAATATAGATGGGTCTATAGTATTGCGAGTAAAAAAAGAAGCTGACTTTAGTAAATTTGAACTTATATATAAATAATATTAAGAGGTAAGGTTGAGTGCTACTAACATTCAACCAGCCAAGTGAGGTTTCTTGGTTGTCCCTCTCCTACTATTTATATGAGGTGAGTCAAATGCAAACTTCTGTACCAGAAACTGGACCATATTATTTCGTCTATCAAACAACAAATTTAGTAAATGGTAAAATCTATATCGGCGCTCACAAAACGAACAATCTCGATGATGATTATCTTGGTAGCGGTAAGATTTTACAATATGCTATAAAGAAATATGGTGTTGATAATTTCTTGAGAACGGTGTTGTGCTTCTGTCATAATATACATGAGATGTACGCATTAGAATATGACTTCTTGAATGATGATTTCTTTAAACTGAATAGAGACATACTGTATAATCTGAAGGTAGGTGGTCACGGAGGAATCCATTCTATATGTCTAACAGAAGAATCTAAAAGAAAGAAGATTTTAGGTATAATAAAGGCTAATACAGGTAGAAAGCAATCAAAGAAAGCGTGTGAGAGTAATAGAAAGTCTCGGAAGTTACTATGGACTAACCCAGAATATAGAAATAAATGTATTCTCTCACATATAGGGAAGAAGCAGACGAAAGAGCAGATTGAGAAAAGATTAGACACCCAACTAAAGAGGGGGATTTTGTTTTCTAAATACACCGATGTTGTTAAAAAGAAGATGAGCGAACACAGAAAAGATACTAAATATATTTCTAAATATGTTGATGGTACTTGGATGAATAAGCTAATAAAATCAACTCTTTTAGACTCTTATATTAGAAATGGGTGGATTCTGGGGAGAAAGACTAATAAAATTGGAGATTCAAGATTGGTTGACAACTAACGATATTTGAGGGTGTGAATGTGATAAGAATAGGTAAGGAAGCAGACTTCAGCAAAATCATGGAGGAATCTAATGCGAATATCACGTTGTAAATTACACCCAATCCCAAATGGATTGACAATAAAAATCATGGAGGAATCTAATGCGAATATCACGTTGTAAATTACACCCAATCCCAAATGGATTGACAATAAAAATCATCAAAACTAATCGATGTGGAAAATATTTCGAAAGTATTTATGGGTTCTCGTATAGATATGGTGAAACCCTCAGCGACAGTGTATTGAAAAATAAATGCATCGAATTATTTTATCGAAATTTATTTGGTACACAACCTTTCTACAAGAGATTCTTTTTCAGAAAAGCTGTGAAAGATGAAGTAGCAGAGAATGAACAATGTAAGATTGATAATACTCTCGATATTGGTTGTTTCTGGGATTGGTTTGATAAAGATGGTAAACTCAAAGGTATTCACAAAGATTAATGAAAACAGCATCCATACATGATAGAGATAATGTATTGAGCATCTTTAAGACGTATGACTTCAGGGTGGATGAAGATTCTTTGTCGGAAGCTATAAAGTGTTCTTTGATAATGGGGCAACTATTGTATACGCAGATGACAGAGAATCCTATTCTGGTCATTGTTTTACAAACGGTCTTGTTGTACGTTACATCGCAGTCGATAACCCCTCAGTAGGAAAAGGTACATCAGCTATAGTGTTGACATGTAAAGAGAATAATAAGAGAGCGCAACGATTCTTTGAACACCACGGATTCAAAAAAGTCAAGAAATGTACATTCCCGATAACCAAATCTGATGGGTTTGTATTGCGAAAAGACCTTGATTTTAGAGCGAAAATAGACAGCTTCTTATTGCACTTGACAAAACATCTTTCTTGTGATATGATTTAATTATAAGAGAGGTGAACCAAAATGCCCAGAAAATTCAGAACGATAACGGAAGCGATAAGGTCTCAACCTAAAGAGATAGCTAAATATCTCGATAGTATCGCAACAAAGCACGGTGAGGGTTGTTGGTTCGTCAAGCATCCAGAAAGCAACAGTCGTGTTTGTCTTGTCGCTCACATAGACACAATCTTCGTTTCGCCGAGCAATCTTGAGATATCCAATCATATACTCAAGAGTGCAAAAAATGAAGGTCTTGGCGCGGATGACAGAGCTGGAGTTTGGGCACTCTTGAAACTCTATAATACGATGTCCAAAGCAGATAGACCCATGCTTCTGTTTACTGATGGTGAAGAACGCGGGGGTATCGGAGCATATGAGGCCTGCACCGTTCTCAAAGAAGAACTCAAGAATGTGATTTTCTTTGTAGAACTGGATAGACAAGACCAGAAAGATGCTGTATTCTATTGCAATGAGCCAGTAAATTTCAGACGTTATATCGAGACTTTCGGTTACAAAGAATCGCATGGTAGTTTCAGCGACATCAGCATTCTCGGTAAATTCTTTGAAGTATGCGCTGTCAATCTGAGTGTAGGATATCAGCATCAGCACAGCAAAGAAGAAACTCTGAATCTCAAATGGCTTGCTGAATCGATGCGTAAGATTAGACTTCTTCTCGAAGCAAATAGCAGTTCTACGACAGTCTGGGAGAACAAGAAGAAAGTCTATAGCACTGATAACATACATGAATGGGGAATGAAGGATTTAAGCCCCAAGAAGAAAGTTAAAACAAGACACGATATACTTGATTATGTGTTCAGTGAACAAATTGAGCAAAAAGAATTAACCCCATTCTTTGGTAAGTGCCAAATATGTGGGGATTACAAAGAACTGCTATATAACACTTGCAAAGAGTGTGCAGAAGCGTTCTAGTATAAATAAAAAGAAACGATTACCACAATCGCACAATATCCAGCGATTGTGGTTTTCTTTTTGGGTGAGTCCTAGGCTCGGGATGAAAATTCATAAGATATAAATTAAATTGAAAAAGTTACATGAGCATTTTTCTGAATCTTTAGAAAAGAAAAGAGCAAGAGTATTGAATGGAGAGTTATGGGTTTCATTAGAAGCACGAAAAAAGATAAGTGATGCTTTGCGTGGGCATATATGCTCTGATGAAACAAAAAAGAAATTGTCTGATAAATTAAAAGGAAGAAAGAATACGTGGACCAAGAAACGAGGAAGTAGCAATGCCAATATTTGACTATGAGTGCGAATGTGGACATATCCAGGAAGTTATGACGTTATCAGCTTCAGAATCTCCACTCTTAAAATGTGATGAATGTAATAGCGATAAAATGACTAGACATTTGGGAAGATTCGGGTTCAAATTATTGGGAGAAGCCTGGGCCAATTCAGGTTACCAATATGAATATACCAAATGCAAAGCAAATCAAGAAGCAAGACAGTATCCAGTTTATGGTCGTAAAGGTGTGCAAGAAAAATTAAAGTCGATGAAGAAGTTAATCAAGGAGGAGTAAAGAAATGAAACAAGTCAAAGCAGTAGGTGATATCGTAGTTGTAGAAATCCGTATCGCAAAAGAAACAGTATCAGAAGGTGGGCTTATTCTTACAGCTAGAGCAGACACAGAAGCACAGAGTCAGGCTCTCGTTGTATCCGTAGGGTCAAAAGTCCGCGGCATCGATGTCGGTGATACCGTTATCGTCAGTCGTATGAATGGAGAGATGTTCGAGCTTGAAGGTAAATTCTACAGAGCGATGAAGCAAGAGGATATCTTTGCTTATATCACAGAGTCTGAACCAAAAACTGTATGATTTCAGCGAATTACATCAGCATAAACAACAATGGGATTTACTACAATAAATTCTACAATTCTCTGTATTCAGAGATTCAGATATTCTCTTTGAATCATATGCTTTATGAGAATTGTAGAATTGCTTCAGGAACCAGAGTCGTATCTGTTTGGCGTTTGTTTGAGAAATTTGATATTTTGAATCATTTGTTTGACCTATCTGTATTGAAACCGTGTCCTAGTTATGATACATTACCAGAGTCGAATGACCATTTATCGATTCGTTGGGATGCTCGTTGCTATCACGATTATTCAAACATATGGAACATTCTTGATATCGAAGCGAACATAGGGAGACTTGAGAACGAAGGATTCAATGAAGTAATTGAGTGGGAGTCTTTTGACCAGTTGATGTTTTCACATATATCAACAAGTAATGTGATGCAGATATGGGGACCAGATGAAGCAATGGTTAGCGAGACATATATGAAAGACCTCAAATTATTCGATGTCTTGAATGTGTTTTATAACCAGATAATGAAGGAGAGTTGATTTTGCAGTTAGAAAAACCAAAGAATTCGCCATATTTTGCAACAAGGAGATTAGATGAGATTATCTGAAATAATATTATCCGAAAGATACCTACAACAGGGAGAAACAACTTGGGAGGATGTCAGCAAACGTATGTCGAGAGCAATAGCCCTCGCAGAATCTCCAGAGAAATATGATGAATGGTACACAAAGTTTTATAACGAATTGATTAACTTCAATTTTATTCCCGGCGGCCGCATTATTACGAATGCTGGGAAGTCGAAACCGTATCTTTTGAATTGTGTTAGCGGGGACACCCTAATTCATACAAAAGAGGGGGTCTTTGAAGCGAGTTCCCTTATAGATAAAGAGATTTCCGTTTTGTCTATTGGTGGAAAATTCAGACAGTCAAAATGGTCATGTTTTGGTGAACAGATGCTTTATAATATCACATTGCAGAACGGTGATGTATTAAAAGCAACCGCAGAACATGAATGGATAGTTCAGGGCACAAAGAAAGTTCATAAAACATACGAGCTTATTGGTAAACGAATCCCCACACAAAGTATATCTGACTTTGAGTATTTAGAATCTGATTATAACGAGGGGGTTCGACATGGGATAGTATTTGGTGATGGTACAAGACACACACCAAAATCATGGAACGGAGATTATTGTGATGTAGTTCTGTTCAATGGTAAAACACATCTTATGTATGATTTCTTTGAATCTCCGTCAATTAGGAAAGTTAAAGGGTTTGAAATTGGAGAAGCTGTAGGTAAATGTGGACTTCCGGGTGCTTGGAAAGAACTTCCTAGTTTGTCAAAAAGTCGTTCTTATCTAAGGGGATTCATTGCGGGGCTTATTGCTACAGATGGCACGGTAGATAAAATTGGAAATGTCCTTCTAAATAATAAAAATTCTGATGTTTTAATGTCTATAAGAAAAATTGCATATTTTTCTGGAATTATAACAACTAATGTAAGATTGTTTAGAACAATAAATCCATTTACGAAAGAGGACGGTTTCCCGTGTTTCGGTTTGGGATTTTTGAAGTCCTCTATGTATGATAATAAAATGATTATTAAAAAATCACATCGAGAAAAAATGTTTGCTTCGGTTAAACCGAAGAAATCTTATAATGTTAAGGTTGTATCTGTTGAACCTTATCAAATTGAGAAAGTGTATTGTTGTGTAGAACCAGAAACCCATACGATGGTCATAGATTCCGGGTATCTAACAAAACAATGTAATATCATCTCCGTCGAAGATTCGAGAGAGAGCATTGGTGAAATGCTCAAAGAGATTTTGATGATTTCTGGCACAGGTGGTGGAGTCGGACTTTCGTTCTCGAAGTTGAGACCAAAAGGTATTGCTATCACAACCAATGGTGGCTTCTCATCAGGGCCTATCTCTTTTATGGGTTGCGCTGATGTTGTTGCTGGCACAATCAAAACTGGCGGTGGTCGTAGAGCCGCTTTGATGATATCATTGTCTGTGTATCATCCAGATATCGAAGAGTTCTTGCATGTGAAGCTCGACCTCGGTCAGTTGAACAATGCAAACGTGTCAGTCGAGATTGACAACAAGTTCATTCAAGCTGTTAGAGATGATGCTAACTGGGATTTGATATGGGCAGGTAAAGTCATGAAAACAGTCAAAGCAAAAGATATATGGGACAAGATTATCACGAATGCTCATAAATGTGGTGAACCTGGTATCATGAATCTCGGTTATATGAACGAGATGAGCAACAGTTGGTACTACTCGAAGATTGAGTCAACGAATCCGTGCATCGTTGGCGACACGCTTATAGCAGTAGCGGATGGTAGAAATGCTGTATCTATAAAAACTTTGACTGAAGAAAAGAAAGACGTTGCTGTTTATTCTACAAATATTCAAACAGGAAAAACTGAGATAAAGTGGGGCAGAAACCCAAGAAAAACAGGCGAAAAAAGAGAAGTGTATGAGCTTGTTTTAGATGATGATAGCATATTGAGAGCTACCCCAGACCACAAAATTTTGATGTTAAATGGGGAATATAAAGAACTGAAAGATTTGCTTATTGGTGAATCTATAACTCCTTTCTATTCATTCGATTCTAATAAGTACAGACAGATTTACAAGTCTGGTGCAGAAATGATAGGCGGTCATAGACGGAATCGTAGACAATATAGACTTGTGTATGAGTTTTTTAAGGGAGAAATTGATTATGAATATGCAATACATCATTCAGATTTCAACTCTAAAAATGATTCCCCCGACAATCTTGTTGCAATGTTGAAAGATGAACATACAAAATTTCATTCTGTCAGAATGCTCGGTGAAAAGAATCCGTATCACAAAATGACAGAGAGTTGGAAAACACATTTTGCTACTCATAATGGGGAGACTAATGGTAGATACACGGGGCACACAAATGAGCAGATTTTAGAGCATGGAAAAAAGTTATTTAAGATGCTTGGTAGAATCCAGAAACGAGATTGGGTGAAGTACGCAAAACAGTTTGGTCTACCTCAACATTTAGCAAATGAGTTTAGATTTGGTTCATTTACGAATTTTGCTAATCAATGTTCAGAAAACCACAAAGTAAAATCTGTTAAATTTTGTGGTTACGAGGATGTATATAATATTACTGTAGATGACAATCACAATTATCATGTTATAACTTCTGGTATTGGGGATTATACAGTTTCTTCTGGTATTTGTGTAAAAAATTGTGGCGAAATCCCAGGACCAGCATATGCTTCATGTGACCTTGGTAGTATCAATGTCAGCAACTTTGTGAAGAACAAGAAGTTCGACAGAAAAGCATTTGAACAGACAGTTGAAGTTGGTGTACGATTCCTCGACAATGTATTGCAAGTAAACGAATATCCGCTTTCCAAGCTGAAAGAAGTTGGGACTAGCGACAGACGTATCGGTCTTGGTTTGTGTGGGTTACATTACGGTATGGTGAAGATGGGTATCAAGTATTCGTCAGAAGCCGGTGTAGAGTTTGCAGAAATGATTTATGAGATTCTCCGTAATCATTCATACTACTACTCAACAGAACTCGCCGTAGAGAAGGGTTCATTCCAGAAGTTTGACCCCGAGAAGTTCTTGAAGTCAGCGTTCGTCAAGACTCTACCGACAAAGATTCGTGAGAAGATTCGCAAAGATGGAATCCGAAACGTGTGTTTGAATACACAAGCCCCAACAGGAACAACAAGCATTCTCGCTGATGTGTCCTCAGGTATCGAGCCTATATATGCTCCCGTATACGAGAGAACATTCTTCAGCGGTGATGACAAGAAGAAGGAAATCATTGCAGATAACCTCTTCCAGAAGATGACAGAATCTGGAGAAGATATCTCAGCTTTCGAAGGAGCTCTTGACATAACACCAGAACAGCACATTGCTATTCAGGAAGCCGCACAGAGATATCTTGACCAAGCTGTCAGCAAATGTATGGCTTCTGACACCACTATGGTTATTGTGGATGACGAAGTTTTATATTTAGACGAGATTTCTACCGGTGTCCCCGATACTTTTTGTAAATATACAGGTAAAACAAAAAATCATAGAAATCAAGAGGTTAACATAAGAAATATATATAACAATGGAATCGCTGAGATAATTCGAGTAACTTTTAGCGACGGGTCTTTTGTAGAATGCACCCCGAATCATAGAATACATACTGCTGATGGGTGGAAAAAAGCGAGATATATAAATATAGATGAGACAATATCTATAGGAGAGTAATCGCTTGGTATATAAATGGGTCGTGAACAGATGGATAAAAAGAAAAATCATAGATGTAGATGATTACAATATCGAAGATATAATCTCTCTCATGATTAAAGAGAATTATGAATCGCTAGGCATAAGAGATAAAAGATGTTTTGGATTATATTTTAGACATAAATTACCATTGGTGAATTTTAATTGGAATACATGTCATTCTTTGATGATTTCAGTTGAAAAAAAATGTGGTCATGACAGTAAGTTTGCTCAGTGGGTAAAAGATAGCAAGAAAATGAAGGAACTTACCATACTTCAGAGAGAAGGTAGAATTAAAAAAAGTGGTTCTATACACGCATCATATAAGAACGCTATAATAAAAAAAGGTAAAAGAAAGGCTTGGGATTTGGGTATATTTGAAGAATTGCCCGATTCGGAGTATTCAAAACTATCAGGGTTCACAAAGAAAATGAATTATTGTTTGAAATCTGCGGAGGAAAAGATTAGATATGTGATAGAGTGGAAAAGGTCTAATTTAAGAAACAATAATATTATAGATATATTATGTAAAGAATATCCAGAATTCATATCATGTAGTTTGAATTCTGATTCCGATGTTAATAAATGGTATTCGACATATGTTTCTATAACTTCTGCTATGCGAATCGTGCGCGGTGGGACAAAAAAGGGTATACGGGGTATATGTGGGTTCTTCGATACCTTTAAAAATAATCACCCACTGTATTATAGGTCATCTTGGGAAAAACGAGTTTTAGAGTTTTTAGAAAATATAAATGATGTGAGTTATATAGATACCGAACCATATCACATCAAATATAAACGTGAAAAAGAGACTTTCGATAGAGCATATGTTCCTGATATACTATTCATCTTGAGGGGTAAAACATATTTAATAGAAGTAAAACCCGAATATTTATATGAGCAATTTTTTAATGAAAAGTTAAGATATTTGACTGAAGAAATCATAATCGTAACAGAAAACGAAATAGAAGATATGGGGGCATTTTATGAACATCTTAAAAAATATATCAAAGACTGATGACAGAATACCAGTACAATACAGAAAGTCTCACACTTTAGATGATATTCGTAAAGACTTGATAGAACTTGATGATGATATTACTAACTCTCATGTTATAAATCTGCGTTCTTTACTAATCCCTACAGAGAAGAAAATCATTCGGGTAGAGATGTGCGATAAAAAACATACAGTTGATTTGGAGATTGATGATGACTCGCATTCGTATATGGCGAATGGTATACCAGTACACAATACTGTAAATTTACCTAATCATTACAAAGTCGATGAGCTATCAGAAGTTGTGTTGAAGTATATTACAAAACTCAAAGGTATCACATTCTATCGTGAAGGTAGTCGTGGCGACAGTCCTTTGAAGCCTTTGGATGTTAATAAGTATTCGAAGCGTTCAAAGACAGCAGAAGATGTAGCAAAAGATGTTGCTTGCCCCACTGGGGTTTGTGGGATATAAATAATAACAATCATCCTGAATCACATTATGGTCGGACGTAGCGGAAGCTCTCCGGCTAGCTATCTGTAAAGGTTCCATAATGTAGAGGTGATTTTCTCGGAGGAATAAAAATGTACCAAGTATGCACATGTGTACCAATGTCACAAGCAGATGCTAAATGTCCTATTCATGGGATTCGTTTGGAGTCTACTCAAACAATATATTCGGGTTCTCGTTTCTCTGATAGAGAAGCAGACATACTCCATTGGGGGCATGTTAGAGGTATTCTTTCGAAGTCAGACCCAAAGACCCAAACGCTGAAGTCTGTATCTGAAATGGGAGAACTGGCGGATGCAGTAGCAAAAGGTGAAGATATCAAAGACCATGTTGGTGATATCGTAGTGACTTTGATTCTTCTGTGCAAACAATCAGGAACTACCATCGAAGATTGCCTTGATGTAGCATGGGATGAAATAAAGAATCGAACAGGTAAGATGCAGAACGGGACTTTTGTGAAGGATGAAAAGAAGAAGGTGTAAGAGATGACAGACGAACTTGACAAAGCGATAACATCGTTAAAGAAACCAACGAAGAAAGTTTCTTCAAACACAGCACTTATCCCAGATACAGCGGCGGCCATCGTCTGGAAAGAAGCTGAAACCGTTGAAGATTCTATAGGTAATACGGCTGAAACAATATCACAACCGTATCCAAATATCTATGAAAACCATAGAGGTGTAAAGGATACATATCTTCCTCATGTGCTTTGTTTGCTCGATTTTTTCAAACTGAATCATGAGGCTAGACATCATATCAGAACTCACGGTATATTGTTAAATGGTAAAGTGACTTATGATGTAGACGCTACAACAGAAAGTTCGAACTTTATAATTCAATGGGGCGACAAGGAATATCAGATATTCAAAATATGAAAAGAGCCGAACGTAGACATGAAGAGATAAAGAGAAAGCTGAAGGTCAGAAAAGCTATCGAAGCAGACCTTCAACATCTGGAAGCTATCGGTGTAAAAATCAAGGACCCTCTTCATCGAACAGTAGAAAGACAAACTGGAAAGAGAGTTGCTACACCATGCACTTGCTCAAACCCTTTTTGTTGTGGTAACCCAAGAAGAACTATTGGAAGAAAAATAATCAAGATATCGGAAGTCAAAAGAATCCGTGAACCACTTGACAATGAATAGATAAAATGCTACTGTGTGAGGAGTAAAATATGGCTGGTTTTATAAACTGCTCGAATCGATTGTGTGACAACAACAGAACGAATCTATGTTTTTCTTTGTATATCGAATTAGATAACGACGGGAAATGTAAGACTCAGACATATAAAGACAACGAAAAGAAAAAATCGGAGGAAGAAGATGAGTAATGATTTGATTGACCCAGCAACAGTATCAAGCACCAACGAGCTTTCACAAGTCGAAGCCGTAGACTTCAAAGACGAAGACGTCCTCAAACTCGCTAAACCATCATGTGGGCATTGTCATGGCAGCGGCACAGCAGGAACAAATGTTGCGTTTGGTAAAAGTGCCCCTGTTCTCTGTGGGTGTGTTGTTCGCAGAGTTGAGCGCATGGAACGAATGGTTGAAAAAGCAGACAAGCTCTTGCTCGAAAAGAATTAAACAAATCATATAGTTGTGCCTGAATAGACTACCTTAACCGGGTAGCCTATTTTGTTTTCACCGGAGGAATTAATGCAAGACGTTGATATTGAAGAAGATATAGATTCACCTGTTCTCGTTGCCCCTCACTACGATTCAACAGAAAAACGTGGGGATTATGCGAGACAACTACCAAAAGAATTTCTCGAACAAGTACGCTCGTTTGGTTTCCCATATTACAAATTCGATGAGTCGTATTTGAAAATCTGGCGCAAACTCAAGAACTATAATGCATTCTGCATAGAGACAAACAATCACATCCAAATGAGCGGGACGTTCAGTAAGCTGGCTTCTGTATTCTTTCCTCATATGTTCGATGTCGAGATACCGGGTAAAGTCACACCAAAACATTCATGGAACAATGACAAGCAATTATCTCTAGCTATAGAGATGGCAACAGAACGTGGCGAGAAACTTTTGAAACTTGCTGACCTTCGTGGCGTTCTCAAATGGGTAAACGGTTCCCAGTGCGTAAGCAACTTCAGACCAGAAGTCGCCAAGTATCTCTATGACCGTTATGCCCGCGGTGGCGCTGTGTATGACTACTCGATGGGCTGGGGTGGGCGCATGACTGGGTTCTTAGCATCGAGCGCAAAGATGTATGTTGGTGTCGATGTCAATAAGTTGAACTTCCCCGCGTATCAGAATATCATCAAGACTTATCGACCAGACTTCGATAAGAAAGTATTTCCTATCGAATCCCCGGCTGAGAAATATCGAGGAGCTGCAAACTATTTTGATTTCGCCTTCTCAAGTCCGCCATATTTCAACAAAGAGAAATATTCAGATGATGAAGCGCAATCATTCAAGCAGTATACCGACTGTGATGGTTGGGTTGCTGGATTCTTAGTACCCGTCATTCAGAACATTCATCACATGCTGAAGTTCGATGGGGTTTGGGGAATCAACATCGCAGATATCAAAAATGGAACAAAAGAATTCCCGTTGCTTGATTTGACGAAGCAGAAAGCCGCAGAGAATGGGTTCGTGCAAGTCGATGAACTTGTTTATGACTTACCGAGAGTTCCTGGTAAAGGTGAGAATAGAAAACCAGAGACTGTAGGAATCTATGTCAAAGAAGAATATTTCAAATCTTGCGATTATGATGAGCAGAGATGGAAGTTCAGAGAACCCACATTGGATGGTCTATTTTAATGTTTGACAGAGAAAAATATATAACTATCATGATGAACTGGTTACCCGCTACAGCAACCGATTCTGGAGTAAAGAAGTTTAAATCTATGCTAGAAAATATGTCTGATAGTGAATTGTATAACTGGGCTCAGTGGGATAAACCGGCAAAATTGAAATATAGAGGTGAAGAGGGATGTCTATGAAATGGTTTAGCTACTGGTGGTGGAAATACTTGTTCACAGATTGCGAAGGTTGGGTAAACTTCTGGTGTAGAGCGAGAGGACATGATGACGTTGTGGTATAACTCATGCTCTGATGAACCGAATATGTCATGCAAGCGATGTGGAGAGGATTTAGGATGAATGTTATCACAGGAGACTTACTTAAATTAGCAAACGAAGGACAGTTTGATGTTATCGTTCACCAATGCAATTGCTTTCACAACTTTGGCGCTGGGATTGCTGTTGGTGTTATGCGATACTTCCCGCAGGCGTTTGAAGCAGACAAAACCACTGCTTTCGGCGACAGGAACAAAATGGGTACAATCTCAACGTGTAATGTTCAGAGTAACAATCTCAAATATCACTTCTGGATTGTCAACGGGTACAGTCAGTTTGGTTGTGGAGCGAATCAAGTACGCACAGAATATGAGCATGTACGTTCAGTATTCAAGCGAATCAAAGAAGCATTTCCACCCAGCGTAAGAATCGGGTACCCTCTTTATGGTGCTGGTCTTGCTGGTGGGGACTGGAATATTATCTCAAAAATAATCGATGAAGAACTAGAGGGTTACAATCACACTCTTGTAAAATGGGACAGAAAATGACAATATGTTTTGACGAAGGTGAAGTATGTGGTAGAGATGGATGTGAAGGTATCTTGAGATTTGAAGAGTCTGAGAACTGTTCATGTCATTTGCATCCACCTTGCGAATCTTGCATAAGCTGTCGAATGTATTGTCCAGTCTGTGGTTGGAGAGATGAGGAAGAGATATGATGAAAGTAGATGAATGGTATGACTTGTCGCTGGATGAAGCATATCGACAGAATGGGATAGGAAAATGATAACAGAAATCAAAGCGAGTTCAGCGGCAGGAGCATGGATGAAAGCATCGAGAACTATCCTGAATCAAGGTACTAATCTTGGTGATATCATAGAAATTCAGAATGGTGTTGTCTCTATCACAGAGTTCAACTACGAGGAGGAATTTGACAAAGAGTTCAGAAGCATTTTTGGTGATGAGCGCATAGATTATGCTTCAGCAGTCACATTCATCGCTCCAGACATTTCCGTGATAGATGGGGAACTGAACTATGAAACCATCAAGCCTAACTGGAAAGACTCGTATTGGGGCAGGATGACACGCTACGATGACAAATTCAATCAGGTTACAGAAGTCCTAAAGATTCTGAAGCAGGGTAAGAACGTCAAGCGTTGCGAATTGATGGTTTATTCCCCATACGATATCAAGAACATGTACAAACAGCCTTGTTTGTTGGTCATCGATATCAAACCGAGAAATGGTAGGCTCTATCTGAATGCCGCTTTTCGCTCACAGAGAGTCAGCAAGTCGGGGTATGCAGACTATACAGCTTTGATAAATCTCGGTAAATGGCTCGCTGAACAGTCGAATATGGTGTTACAAGAAGTAACATGCGTTGCTTTCTCTTGGCATATTCATTCGAGCGGGGATGAGATGAAGAATACAAAAGCGTTATTGGGGTTGTGGGATGACAGCAGATTTCGATAAGTTGTTTGCGATAGCGTTGCTCAAAGAAGCTCTCTGGCATCTGGATGAACACAATAAGGAATATCAGCATGTTACACCAGCTCTCTTGATGAAGAACATAAAAGATTACATAGGTGAATATGAACCTAGCGATAAATCTCCATTCGAGGACATGAAATGATTCTACTCATACAGATGCTTTATAATGCATCAACAAACAAATACCCGAAGTATTTCCCGTATCCACTTCTTCTTTTGAAGCAAGCAAAAAATCTCAACGAGTCGTATGATTTATTGGATTTGAATCTTATGGCTTACGACAGACAAGCAGACAAAGCTGGTAAGTTGGAGATTCTCGAAGATTGTTTGAAGTTCATCGATAAGAACAAAGACAAGTATACAAAAATAATCGTGAACATGGGCGAGTTCCCGCCTGATGCAGACAAGAACGAGTTCTTTGACAAATTCATCAATCTTATAAAGACCCCTGTGTCCATTATGGGAATCTATCCTACAGTTGAGAAGCATAAGATTGAAGATATGATTATGTGGACATCAAATGTGACAATCATCGATACGGACTTTGAAGTATCAGACGTTGTGCTTACTCAAGATATGATGAATCGCTACCCAAAGGTCGGGGCATCTACTAGAGCAAGTATGCGTATCACATACGGGTGCCCGCGCAAATGTAACATGTGCCCAACGTATTTCATCTACAAGCAGAAGTACAAGTTCCATGACGTTGATGAGATGGTTGCACAAATCAAGTCATATTATGACTCTGGAGTTCGCTACATCACGTTTGTAGACGATAATCTATCATGCTCTATAGGAATCTTCACAGAGTTCCTCAAGAAGCTAAAAGCCCTCAATCTCAAGGGTATGAAATACATCTGTCAGGAAGGCTTCGAAGTAACGCTGTTCTTAAACAAAGAAGTGCCACAGTTATTGCATGACCTTGGATTTGAAGATGTCAAGATTGGGTTCGAGAACGTCAACGAGCGTTTCCTCAAAAGTATCGACAAGTACCACAATTCAGCAGAGAACATCCAGAAAGCAATTACGATATGTAGAGAAGTTGGGATTCAACCATTCATGTTGTGTCTGATAGGAGGGGACTTAACGGCACCTGAAGTCGAGGAGAACATAGAATTTTGTTCAAGAAATAAACTGAACGTGCGAGTAAACATAATGAGGGAATATACCAATTCTGGCAAGACCAATTTTCTATCAGCAGAGAAATTGAGAGAGTATAAATCGATACTGAATTCATTGAACTTTTTTGCAGAGGCTGATATCGATTTGTATAATGACCCGATTGATGTAATTTTTGATAAGCTGAAGTTGACATGTGAACGTAAACAAAAGCACATCGAGATACGCGGTAAAGTAAATTATGGATTTCAGAGAAGCAATAATCTACTCACTGGCTTGAAACAGAGACTTCAACGAGAGTATAATGTGCAGTTGAAATTGGAAGAGAAAACAGAAGATAAGCTATTAGATTTTAGGGAGGTTTAATGATTTGTTTGAAACCTGAAGCATCTCCTTATTATTTTATCTATCAAACTACTAATATCTTAACTGGTAAGATATACATCGGAATGCACAAATCATATGACTTGTCAGATGGTTATCTTGGTAGTGGTAAATTGCTTAAAAGAGCGATTAACAAATACGGTGAAGAAAATTTTAAGTTGGAGATACTATGTTACTGTAGTGATTCTGAATCGTTAAGCAAATTGGAAGCTGAGATTCTTACTCTTGAATTTGTCGATACAAACAAAGAAATTTTATATAACATTTCTTCTGGTGGTTGGGGTGGTTCTAACCGTGGTAAATCAATGTCAGTTGAACATCGAGCCGCTATTAGTCTTTCTCATAAACTCAAACACAAGAACGATAAAGAATGGCATTCAAAGAGATTTTTAGAATCGAGTTTACTTCATAGAGGAAAGACTGTCAAATCAGAAACCAAAGAAAAACAAAGAAACTCTCATTTAGGTAAGAAGTTTTCTGATTCTCATTTAAAAAGTTTAAGTGAATGGCAGAAATGTTCGAAGAAATCAGAAGACCACAAACGAAAAATAGGGGAATCACGAAAAAGAAGTTGGGAAGAAAAGAGGAAGATAACGAATGTATGCTAACATATTTTACAATTTTCACAGAAACGAGATTCATCTTTGGGAGTATGATAAAGAAGGTAAGCGCCAGCACATCATAGAACCATATCAACCATACTGCTATTTGCATTCCCCAGACGGCGAATACAAAGATATCTTCGGTAACAGATGCAAGAGAAAAGAATTTGATACATGGATGTCTCAGCGTGAGTTCGTAAAGAGCTATGCTACATTTGAAGGTGATATCAGCCCAGATTCCAGATTCTTGCTAGACAGATACTACGACAAAGATTTGATTAGCAATCTTCCTGCTCTTGATGTTCATATCGTTGATATTGAAACAGATTCAACGCATGGATTTTCATCACCAAAAATAGCTGGGAATGAAATAACCCTGATAACAGTCTATTCGACAAAGACTGGGAACTGGATTACTTTCGGTACAGCACCATACACGGGAGTTCTCAAGTCAGAGTTCGTTCATTGCGTGGACGAGCGTGAGATGCTACAGCGATATCTAAAGTGGCATCGTTCAAACTGCCCAGATATCATTACTGGTTGGAATTCAAACTGGTATGATGTCCCCATCATTCTCAGACGCATTGAGCGTCATCTTGGCGAAGGAGCTATGAAGAAATTCTCGCCAGTGAACGATGTTCAGTTCAGAGAATTCATGGGAGAAGAACAGATTGAAATAGCTGGGATAACTCTACTCGATTACATGGATTTGTACAAGAAGTATTCGTTAAACGAACGAGAATCATACTCATTGGATTACATTTCCAAAGTGGAGCTCGACAAGACAAAGGTGAAGTTCGATGGAAGTCTTGATGACCTAAGACGTAATGATTTCAATAAGTTCGTAGAGTATAACATCCAAGACGTTCTGCTTGTTAAGAAACTCCACGACAAGTTGGACTTCATCGGTCTATGGCAAGTGCAAGCATACTTCTCAAAGACTCCTTTGGGTAAAGTAGGTTCAGCTATCAGAAAGTTTGATGGTTACCTCATGAGCTTGCTTAAATCTCAGAAGATTGTGCTTCCTACTGCTGGGCACAAACAGAAAGAAGAGATTGTCGGCGCATATGTCAGCGAACCAAGAGCGGGGTACTATGATTTCGTAGTCAGCTTTGACTTCACATCATTGTATCCTCACATTATGTTCGCATTGAATATGTCACCTGAAACATTCGTAGGTAAGATTCAATCTGAAATTGGTAATGATTATCTTGATATAGATTTGCAGAGAATCAATGCATCAGAAATGTATCGACTAGCGGGTAATTTGATTTCTGGTCAAGAGCTTGCAGATAAGATTAGAAATGAGAAACTTCTGATATCTGCGAATGGTCTGTTATTTAAGCCCGAGTTTGGATTCATTCCTAAAGCTGTTAAGGGTATCTTCGATAAACGTAAAGAATTCAAGGACATAAAGCTCAAAGAAGAAAAGCTCTATGAAGAGACAAAAGACCCGAAACATAAGATGAATGCTCAGAAGTATGACTTGTTCCAGAATGCTGTGAAGATTCTAGCTAACTCTGCATACGGTATTCTTGCAAACGAGAATTTCAGATTCTTCAATCCTGATATGGCCTCTGCTGTTACATTGACTGGGCAGAAACTTATCAAGTTCACAATCGATGAAACGAATTCTTTGTTCAAGAGAAACTTTAATGCAGACGATGCTGTTATTGCGGCTGATACAGATTCTCTTTACATCGATTTCGGTGGATTCTGCACAAAGTATAGTATTACAAAAGAGAGATTCCCTGATGCTGTGACTGCTGTATATGAAAAGATGTTAAAGCCTTTCTTCTTGAACATTCACAATCAGTTCTCGAATATATACATCAATAACGAGAAGAACTGGTTTCATCTCAAGCAGGAAGCTACTTCTATTGCAAGCATTTTTGTAATGAAGAAAAAGTATGCTCTATACATCATTGCTAACGAAGGTGTTGTGTACGCAAAACCAAAACTCAAAGTGAAGGGCATTGAAATGGTTCGCAGTTCTACACCTTCATTCTGTCGTAAGAAGATTGAAGAAGTCGTTGAGAATATGTTGAAATCCATGAACAGAGATGCTATTCAAGCTGAAGTCAGAGAGATTAGAGAAGAGTTCGCAAAGCAACCGATTGGGACTATCGCATTCCCTAGAGGATGCAACTTCAGTGATTATAAATCTGATAACGGTGAAATAAAAGCTGGGACACCGATTCAGGTTCGTGCGGCATTTAATTACAACAACATGCTTCATCGTTTGGGATTAGAAGCGAAGTACCCTCTTATAAGAGATGGAGAAAAGATAAAATTCATCTATGTCAGAAGGTCGCCTAATCTACAAGATAAAGTTATGGCGTTCTTGGATGATATGCCAGTCGAATTCGGATTAGATGAATTCATTGATATCGAAACGCAGTTTGAGAAGTCATTCATGAGCCCTATTAATGGATTATGTCAAGCAGTGGGTTGGGGTATCATGGATTTAGATGTAGACAGTCTTGACAGCTTGTTTTAGAACTGATACAGTCTCACAACACAAAAGGAGAGAACGCATGAGTATGGATTTTCTGAAAGAGATTCAAAAAGTTAATGAGATGGCAGATTTTGTAGAAGATTCAAGTCTAGGTAATATTACTGAATTCATCAGCACGGGAAGTTATACGCTGAACGGTATTCTATCTGGAGATTTGTTTGGGGGTATCCCTGCAGGTCGAGTAAGCGCATTCATGGGGAAATCGAGTACAGGTAAGTCATTTCTTACTGCTCGTATCGCCCGTGAAGCACAGAAGAAAGGTTATGATGTTATCTGGTTCGAGAGTGAGAACGCTACAGATAAGTTCTTCTTACAGCGTTGTGGAGTTGATACACGAAAAGTTATCATCCTTCCAATCAATACTGTAGAAGAATTCAGAAACCAAGCAATCAAAGTTATTGACTTGTTTGAAGCCGCAAAAGCCGCAGACCCAAACAAGAAGATGATGCTCATTCTTGATTCTCTTGGCAATCTTCCTATCGAGAAGGAATTGAAAGATGCTGATGAGGGTAAGTCAGCGCAAGATATGGGTACAAGAAGCAAAGTCATTCGCTCGTTGTCAAGAGTATTGACGATGCCTATTGCAAAGATGCAGATACCTATGGTCGTTGTGAATCACACATATACAAATGCATCTGGTTATGTGCCAATCGAAGTTCCATCAGGCGGTGAAGGGGTTATCTATATCTCTAGCATCATTTGTCTGCTCACAAAGCAAGCTATCAAAGAAGAAATAGTCGGCGAGAAGTACAAGCAGTTGACAGGCAACATACTTAAAGCTCGTACAACAAAGAATCGCGTTGTTCCTGAAGGTAAGATTGCAGAGACAAAAGTTGACTTCGCTGAAGGCGTTGACCCTTATTATGGATTGCTACCTTGGGCAGAAGCCGCTGGGTTAGTCGAGAAGATATCGACCTCTTGGTATGTTAAACATCTTGACAAGAAGATATTCGAGAAGAACATCTATACACCTGAAGTATGGGAACCTATTCTTCAGGAACTGAACGTATGGGTAAAGCAGAATGTAGCATACAGTAGCATCAGCGATTCATGCCCTGACAGAGCATCAGATGTCGGCGGTGTCGATGATGTAGAAGGGCAAGTAGATACAGTCGTTGTCAGTAAATCTAAAGCAAAGAAAGGAAAGAGTTAATGCAACTTCAACTTAGTGAAAATCTGATATTGAGTCAAGTCATAAAGTCCCCGATGTTCAGGGACAAGGTGATTTCTCATATTCAGACAAGATTCTTTATCGAGAAAGACAGTCAACTTTTATATCCTGTTCTCGAACAGCTTGTAAAAGTAGACAAAGCAAAATCTCTTGATAGAGCAACCATTCTTCTCAAATACAAGAACACAGACTTTCTTGATTCTGTATTGTCAGAAGATTTCCCATTGGAGAACATCCCGCTTCTTATCAAAGAGACGGAGATATGGGCACAAGAAGCGGCGTTGCGTGAAGAACTCATGGCTGCCGCTGATACGTTTGAAGATAAGTCACAAAGAAAAGACTGGGGCATTATCGGGTCAAGAATCCGAGAAGCCCTTGCTTTCTCTTTCGACAAACATCTGGGATTAAATTACAAGAATGATATTGAGCGCAGGTTCGAGTATTATAACAGACTCGATGAAAAGATTTCTACAGGTTGGGATATGTTGGACTACTACACAAATGGTGGTCTATCAAAGAAAACTCTGACTGTAGGCGCTGGTTCGTCTGGGTTGGGTAAGACATTACTTGGTACGAATCTCGCGGCGTCACTCGTTCAACGTGGATATCGCGGTGTTTATCTCACTCTCGAACTTGCAGAAGAGTTGATATCAAGACGTATGGACTCTGTTATCACAAAGATTCCATATTACAGCATACCAAAAGAATTGCAACGAGTTCAAGATAAGTTAGCTACTCTGAAAGGTAACATTTGGGTACGCGAATATGCACCTTCTCATGCAAGCAGTCAGAGTATCATGAGTTATATCAAAGAGTTAGAGATTATCAAGAAAGAGAAATTCGATTTCTTGGTAGTTGACTATATTCAGTTGATGAAAGCTAACTATCCAAGAAACGTGAACAGCTACGAGAAGTTTAAAGAAGTTGCTGAAGAGTTGAGAGAAATAGCAGTTGAATTGAACATACCCGTTATCACGTTCTCTCAGGTACAACGTGCAGGCTACAACAACAGTGATATGGGTCTATCGAACATTGCTGATTCTATCGGTATCGTGAACACAGCGGACCTTGTTATCGGTATGACACAATCCCCAGAAGAAGAGTCAGAGAATTACCAGACTTGGAAGATTATCAAGAATCGTTTGGGTAGAAAAGGTGTTAGTTTCAAGATGCAGATGGACCAAGAAATTCTTTCGTTCAATCAGATATTAAATGATGAAGAGAGATTGAAACTCGTTGACTTTCGTGATAGAATGGCTGTCACTAATGTAAGACCAGTTGTGACAGATGACCATGAAGTAACAGTTGAAGAAGAAGTAAACGCTTTCAAAGAATTCAATGACACAATAAAGGACAACAAATTCGCAGGTATATCTTAAGGAGAGAACAAAAATGATTTTTATCGTAAACAAGAACACAGAACAAATGATTGTAGGTGAACCATCTCAACCCATTCTCGATAATGAGATTTGGTTAAAAGATTGTCTGGTGATTGCTATCGTCCCGGGACAGCGTGGCATGTCGCCTCTTCCACATCCCTATCCGGGCATGTTCACAAAGAACTTTGTAAAAGCTGAAGCATTGAACGGAAAAGAGTTTAAGTTCGATAGAGCAGACTGGCTTATTTTCAATGAAGATGAAATCACACAAGAGACCATTGATATATATCGTGCCCAGATGGCAGAGCGTTCAGGAATCATCCTGTCTACTCAGATTCCTAGCAATGCGAGACTAATCAATGGGTAGAGCTATTTCGAGTGATAATAATGTTATCGTTCCATCTGGAATCGTAAAATTAATATCACCTGTCACTATCGACAAAAAGAAGTATAGGAAAGTCTGGGCACCTTTCTGGGATGTCATTGTCAAAGACACAAAGATTGTCGATAAGAAAGAGCTGGAGAAAAAAGAAAATTGGATTTGGCATATTCTTTACCAAGATACTGTTTTATTTCACATTCCTGGGGAGAAGATGCAATCTTATGAAGTAGCTGATGTTCCTCCATTTGACGATAATTCTATCTGGATACCAGATGTGTTACGCAAAGATATCAAGAAACGAATGAAGAAGAACAAAGCTATGATAAAAATCAAGAAAAAAGGACAAAGATGATTA